ATGCAAGAACTTTTACACTTCCAGCACATAGTAGTGTTGCTTATCCTATAGGTACTGCCATTACTTTTACTAATATGACTTCGCAAGATGTAACTATAGCAATAACATCAGATACTATGTATTTAGCTAAAGATGGAACAACCGGTAATAGAACATTAGGTCAATGGGGCATGGCAACAGCATTAAAAGTTGATTCTACAAAATGGTTGATTTCTGGAAATGGATTAACATAATATGAGTGGGATTTTACAGAGCTTTATTGGATCAATAGCAGGAGCCCATCCTATAGGACAAGCATTATTTACGAGTGACACTAGTTGGACTGCCCCTGAGGAGGTAACCAAGGTTTGTGCAGTATGTATAGGCGGCGGAGGCGGCGGTTGTAATGGTAATGGTGGCGGATATGGTGGTGCTCTTGGTTGGAAGAATAATATAACCGTTGTTCCCGGAAACCAATACACAGTAGTTGTAGGGGGTGGGGGAAGTGGTAATAGCACTTCAACTCCAAGTTCTGGAGAAGATAGCTACTTTATTAATACCTCAACTGTTTGTGGCGAAGGTGGTGGTCAGACGAATCATAGAACAATAGCTGTTTATTGCGGTGATGGCGGTGGTGATGGCGGAGGCGGCGGCGGCGGCGGCGGATATGGTGCAGGAGGCTATTCTGGAGATGGTGGAAGCGAATCAGGTGGTTGTGGAGGTAATGGTTGTAGCAGCGGTTTGGTAGGGAATGGTGCAGGAGGTGGTGGTGTCGGCATTTATGGAGAGGGTAACTCAGGAAGTAATAGAGCGGGCTCTGCCACTTATAATGAATCTATGCCAGGCGGTCAAGGTGGTTCTGGAGGTAGTTCCGGAGGTTCTACAGTTAATAGTAATTACGTAAATGGAGCCTATACATATGTCGGACCTGGGTCTGCGGGAGCTTATGGTGCTGGAGGCGGAGCAACCTTCAATAGTGGTAGTGGTGCCGCTGGCGGGAGCGGAAGAGTAAGAATAATTTGGGGATCCGGCAGAGCTTTCCCTAGTACTGATACTGGAGATATGTAATATGAGTAGAGCAAGAGATTTAGCAGATAGTGGAGTAGTAATAAATCATTTAGATGACGCTACTTCTGACATTCAAGCTCAGATAGATGTGGCAGTGGCCAGTGCTGTACAAGCTAATACGGCAGCTACAACCGCAACTGATTCAGCTACGGCGATGGCGATAGCATTAGGGGGCTAATATGGCTAATTCATTCAAAAATAAAGGGATTAGCCTTACTGCTACCGCGCAAACAATGTATACGGCGCCGGCATCGACCGAATCGGTGATACATGCATTATTTTTAACTAACATAACTGATGGTTATGAGGGTCTTGTAACCATTATTGTTCATGACGACTCTGCGAATACGGACTATAAGATTCTTTATAGAGCGCCTGTTCCACCAGGCAGTACATTAACATTCGATAAACCGATAAATCTGGAAGCGGGGGACAGCTTAAAAGTTTTAGCTTCAAGTGCTGACATAATGACCGCATTCTTAAGCGTATTGGAGGTAAGCTAATGGCTTATATAGGAGCTCAACCCAGTGATACACCAGCACATAGTCATCAGACTTTTTATGGCTTTAAGTTGGACAAAAGTAATGGTGGTCTAACTGTAGATGTTATAGATGACGGCTCAGTGAAATTACCTGACAGTACTTTCATTGAAGACGATAGTGATTATAAGGACTACTTCTGGTCACAAGATAAATTAGTATATCAATGGGGCACAAACGGACATATAGAAGTGGTATATGAATGATTACCAAACTAAAAATAATTTTTTGTTTAGAATCACAACTATACTACTTATATACTGAAGATAACCTATACTAGCTAACCTGGTAGTTCATCTACCAAAAAAAATTCTTGACTTAAAATGTCGGGCTTGCTATAATAATGGCATGGAGAATTTAGACAAATGAGTACAACTATTGATTTAGGTAAATTACGATTTAATTGGGTCGGAGAATGGGCGTCAAATACTCAGTATGAATCCAATGATTTGGTGAAGTACGGCGGTGACGTGTTCGTTTATATTTATGCGTTGAAAACAAGTGGCAATATAACCACAAATGCAACCTATTGGGCTTTAGTTCAGGAAGGTTTATCGTGGAAAGGTGAGTATGTTGCAGCAACTGCATACAAGTCTCACGAAGTGGTGCATCACGCCAATAACGCATATGTATGTATTCTTAGTGAACCAGCTGCGGGTAATGCGCCACCAAACGCTACCTATTGGCAGCTACTTGCTACAGGTGTTAAGTTTGAAGGCGCGTACGACAATGCAACGGTATATCAGGTAGATGATATCGTCTATTATGGTGCCAATACTTACATCTGTATTCTTAATTCATCTGGAGGCAATCTTCCTACAAACGCAACGTATTGGAATACCTTCTCACATGGTATTCAATGGGAGGGACTTTATAACAATTCCTCCTCTTATCAGAAAGATGATGTAGTCACTTACGGCGCCAGCGTATATATTTCAAAAATGGACAACGTGGGTCAACTGCCCACAGACACAGCCAAATGGGATACGCTCACAAGTGGTATTAAATACACCGCCGCTTGGAATACCGCTACAGCTGATTATAGAATTGATGACGTAGCTACTTTTGGTGGCAACGCATACATCGCCACAGCTAATAACCCTACCACGGGAAGCGACCCATCTGTCAACACTACACAGTGGGACGTATTGTCCTCTGGTATTGATTGGATGGGTAACTGGGCTGTAGGCACCGCTTACCAGAAAGATGATGTTGTAGCTTATGGTGGTAATACCTACATTGCTCGCATCACAAATACAGGCGATAATCCTGAAACAGTTACAGCTTCTTGGGAGCGTATGACTGCTGGTATTGCGTGGACTGGCCCCTGGAGCGCAGCAACTAATTATACTAAAGACGACCTCGTATCTTATGGAGGTAGCACCTACGTTGCACAAGCAATTAATATAAATAAGAACCCTGTGACAGAAACAGCTTCTTGGCAAGTTTTGGCAGCGGGTATTGACTTCATAGGTGTTTGGGCTGTTGGCACTGCTTACCAGAAAGATGATATTGTAACTTATGGGGCTACTACCTATATTGCATTAGTAAATACTACAGGTGATAACCCTGGATCAGTTCCAGCTTCTTGGCAAGTTTTGGCCGCTGGCGTTCAGTGGCTTGGTCCTTGGGTTACTGGTACTGCTTATGTTAAAGGTGATATTATCTCTTATGGAGGTAGTACCTATGTTGCATTATTAAATACCACAGGTGATAACCCTGTGACAGTTACAGCTTCTTGGCAACCCTTTGCTATGGGCTTAGATTTCATAGGCGTTTGGAGTACTGCTGTTGCTTATCAGAAGCATGACATCGTAACTTACGGTGGTAACAGCTATGTTGCTAAAGTAACTAATACAGGCGATATTCCCAACTTAATTACAGCTTCTTGGGAGCGTATGACTGCGGGGCTTAGGCACATAGGTGCTTGGGCTACTTCTACTGCCTATCTAATGGATGACATCGTGACTTATGGTGGTCAAACCTATAAGACATTAGTATCGCATTCTTCCGGAGTGTTTGCAACAGACTTAGCCGCAACCAAGTGGGTGAAGTTTTCCGGTGGGATGGACTGGAAAGGCGATTGGCTAACAGCCACAGCCTACAAGGTTAATGATATTGTGAATTCAGGCGGGGCGGTGTACGTAGCTACTGCGGACCATACCTCAACTTCATTTGGATCAGATTCAGCGAGTTGGGATTCATTTGCAAATGCGGGCACAGACGTAGCAATAACAATTACTACACACGGAGATTTGTTATACCGTGATGCAACAGGACCAGCAAGACTGGGTCCAGGTGCTTTAGGTCAAATTTTACAAACAGGGGGAGCTAACGCTGACCCGAAGTTTTTGACACAAGGTACTTCAGGTCAACTTTTAACATCAGCGGGTGCTGCCGCTGACCCTACTTGGGCAGAGCCGGTGGCCCTGGTGCCTTATAAGATAGTTGATACTTTTATTGCGCCAGTAACTTTTTCTGTTGATGAAGTAAAAAAGGCAGATGTTATAGCAAATAATACACAGGTCGTAGGAACTTGGGAGATATTTGGAGACTCACAGCTTTATGTTACTGACCTCACTACTATTACCAGCAATGATGAATATCTAGTTACAACTGCTTCTAAGAGTAATCATCTATGGTATGATACTCTTTATATCGGAGATGAAGCCGTAATTACTGTATCAGACACAATGCAGGGAATTGGTACAGCTACCGTAGCTGCTGTTGCTGTTGCTAGTGGTGGTGCATCAGCTAGTACAGATAGCACTCCACATACTGTAAATACAGTTGTTCCTGAAGATAATGATCTGATCATAGGAGCTATATATAGTTATTCTTCTCGTCAGAATGTATATTCAACTGGTGACTGGGCATCCTCCGGCGCTAATAGTACTTATAATTCTAATTTAGGTGATGCTAGTGGTCTCTTACAGTCATGGAACTATTTATTAGGAGATGGTAAACCACAAGCAACTTCAGGTACTTCTGGTAATTTGACTTATTTCAATAATACTTATCCAGGGGTAAGAATTAAAGAATATGCACATAATAGACGATTAGGACATAACTATAAATATTGGTATTTCCAGGATAATGCAAGTTCTTATCCTGGTGTAACAATATCTTGTCTTCCTATTCGTAATAGTAGTGGTAGTTCAATAGATGTAGTAATTGATACCTATAAATCAAGTAATGGAAACCAAGCAGGGGCGGCATCAGGATCAGGTATTGCTTATTATACTCCTACTTTTAGTAGCGGAACGAACTATGCAAATGCTACTGGAGGTTCTTGGACAACTCTTAATTCTACCACTACTGGTAGTGATGAGCATCAATATGAAGCAACTGTTCCAGTTCCGGGAGGAACTACAGTACTTTTAATGATGGTTGCGCATTGGAAATATCGTACTTCTTATCAGTTTTTTAGTACAAATTTGTATGTTGATCTGCATACTGCTTTTGCATCTTCTAGCATTACATGTGATCTAAGAATGTTAGAAGCTTTAGCTACTTGCAGACAACCAGCAGCAATATATAACGCGGCAACGCCTTATGAAATGTACACAAGTTGTGCAACAGTGTATGGAGATAGATAATGTACGCAAAAATTGTAAATAATAAAATCGAAGAATTAGATGCTAAAAATCATGCTGGAGAATCTGGGTGGGTGGATGTATCTGATTCAGATAGAGATTCTGGAGTTACTTTAGTATATGATACTGATACTAGTGCTGTTAGAGCAAAGACTGCTGCAGAAATAACTGCAGAAACTGATGCACTAGTGTTAGCAGATGCTTGGTCGCATTTACGCGGTCAAAGAAATGGGTTTCTAAGAGATACTGATGAGTATACAGTATCAGATCGTCCTGCTACTACAAATATGCCTGAGTATAGGGCATATCTTAGAGATCTTCCGGCAACTTATGATGACACTTCGGTATTAGGTACCCATGTGGTAATGGAATTTGACTCGTATGTCGAGTCTTTATAATAAGATAGATAATGATAGTAAACACCGTATCTCAGGGTACAAGTAGCTTAGGAGCTAAAAAATGGCAAAGATAATAGTAGAACAAGTTCAAGGGGGAAATAGCGGAGATGCTCTGACGTTACCTACGGC